ATCCACAGGTTGTTTAGTAGATTTAACGGTTGTTTTTTCTTCAACTGTTTCTTTTTTTGCACTAGTTTTTTTGCTATTACTTTTTTCTTTACTACTTTTTTCTTTTTTATCATCGCTTTTCTCTGTTTTATTGTCGGACTCATCTTCCCCTCCGTCTGATAAGTCGCCGCTTTCATTTGCTGCAATCTTTGTTTTTGTCTTTGGCTCTGTCTTTGTTTCTGGTTCTGGTTCGGCTTCTGGTTCTGGTTCTGGTTCTGCTTCAACAACTTCAATTTCGGGCTCTGGTTCTGATGGTCCTTCAACGTTAATCTCCTTGATCTCTTCGATAGGTTGCACCTCTGCTATTTCCGGTAAGTCAGAAGGCATCTCTATTCTTATTTCTCTGGTTTGAGAAATGTCGATTATATCAGGCATCTCTTGAACTTGCATGTTATCTGCTACACTATTCTCAGGCATTTCAACATTCATTTCCATCTCAGGCATATCCATATTTATTTCCATAGGCTGCATATCCATTGGCATCTCTACCATCTCCATCTCTGGCATAATTTGTATGTCTGAAATCAAGTCTAAGGTTACCGATGTATCTAACTGTAGCCCACCTATCATAGTCTCCTGGACTATTTGTTCTTGGGCTTGTTGCTGCACATAGTCCTGATAGGTTATAGCAAACTCATAGTTGTCTGTGATAGGAGCTAACCAGTTGTTACCTGTATGACTATCCTGTCCGGTTAGTTCAAAGTTAATAGCAACCATCCCTGTTAAAAAGGTATCGTTGATAGACTTAGTAAAGGTGTGGTGAGTAAAGCCGTCTTCATATATAACACTGGTGCTATGACTAGATACTTCTGTGTTAGAGCCATCAGTAAAACTTATGTTAGTTATAATCTTATCGTGGTTCTCTTGTGTACAATGTCCGTTAGCATCGTTACCGCAACCGTACCCGTGATAGCTAATGGTATAACTTAAAATTTCTTTGCCTTCTTCTACCGCAGTTAAGTTAACAAGCTGACTAATAGTAGAGTCTTGTCCTTTGAATCGTATGATTTTTGAGTTGCCTGCATCTGAGTAAGGCCCATCAATCTTGACACCCTTATCAGATAGAGTCCATCCAACTATATTATCCTCAAAGTCTGAGTTAGTTAGAAGGTTGCCCGTAGTAGTCTCTGCGCCTGTTGCTTGGTTTAATAACGTCAAACTTAACAGGCTTGCGACTAGGGTTTTTAATAACATTATTTTGTTCATCTAATATTCCACGTTTACGGTACTCGGCTATAGCTTTATCGCCTATCAAACCATTGACAGGACAAGGGCTACCTGCCGCTATCATACTCTCAAATACTCTCGGGTCTCTGCACAACATAGCAGTCGCTGAGACTTTCATCCCAAGCTGAGCCAATGCTCTACTGAGCTTGATCATTTGACAGTTTTTATCTACCACTTGGATACCAGCAGAGATACCAATGAAACCACCTGATACACCACCTGCTCTGGCTACCACACAGATATCAGAGTATGCACCTGAACTTCCCATTGATGGTACGGATGGTGGAGTTACTGGCATATCTTTGTATCGGATATTGGAATCTGCTGCTTTTACGTCTGTAAATAAAAAAACTACTAACATAGTTAGTATTGAAGCTATAAATAAATGTTCCGGCCAGTTTTGTTTCATAATTAACCTCTAAGCTAGAAATTCCATACCGTAGTCTTTCATTTTATCTACCGTAGCAACATTCGTACTGCCCGTTGCCCGTGGACCTTGATCCGTGGGTAAAGCAGCAATGCCTTGTGGATTCACGGGTCCTTGACTTGGAGGTGTAGCCACATCCTGATTTACGGGAACCTCGTTCTCTAAAGTAGCGACATTAATTGGTGCTTGCGATAGTTTATTAGAATTAGATGGCAAAGAACTAAGATCCATACCTTTAGTGTCTCTATAAAGCTCAATGTTTTCTTCAACATCGTTATCACCTCTGTTTAAACCATGGTCATATTCTTCTTTTATATAAGAACCAAAAAGAAGTTGAGCTAATCTTTTAAATTTAGTTGCTAATGCCGTAGTGGGTCTTCTTTTTTGAGTATAGAATTTTTTATTAACAGGGTTTTTAAAACTTATTGGTTTATCTTTTCTAAAGATTCTTTTTTGTACCTGCATTTTATTACCAATCTCAACAAATTGATTAAAGGTTTTTAATAAATCAGGGTCTAATAAAATTTGAGCTACTCTGTTAGAGTGAGCTAAACCTAAACCTCTTTTAATACCGGTGTAAAGCCTACCTCTTGTAGATAAAGGCGGAGCAAGTCTAACTTTTATAAAAGTATCTATTGTGGTCCCTATATTTTCCATCAGACCTGTATTACCTGGAGGGGCTTTTCTACCTAAAATCTTTAGACTATTTTTTAAATTTTTTAAATTAAATAAATACTCAGGTTGATTTGCAAAAACTATTTTTAATCTGCTTTCCTCTTTAGCAAAATTTTCAACAAATTTTTCTAAATTTATAGTGTCATCCATTTTATTCATAGATTTGTTTCGGAGGTTTTGAGCTACAACTGTTTGTAGTCTTTTTAAGGTGGCAGGGCCTTCGTTAGAAACAAGTTTTACCATTTCCCTAAGAGTGGCGACTTGAGCACTATCGTAAACTTTTATAACATTTTCAGGACTAGCGTCAGTATTTTTTATAAGTCTGCCCAAAGGGCTTTTATCAAGTGTTTTTTTAAGCTCTGTATTTTTTTTAGTATTTTTTTTAAAAACATTATCTAATTCTTTTATCGTAGTAAATTTATTAACACCATCCTTGTCGAAAAACTTTTTAACATAACCTCCGTAATCTTTCATAAACTGGCTATGCTTCGCACTGTCAAAAACTTTTGAACCTGTAGGATCAACAAAATTTCTGTAAAAATTTTCAATGCTTTTTTTATAGTTTTTTAAATAAGTAGGTTTTTCTTTAAGTATGTCATAAATATTATCAACATTTCTTTGATTGTTTTTTAAAAAAGTTGTTTCAAAAACTTTCTCGTCCCCTAATTTCAAAACACTAAAAGAATCAATTTTCATTACACTATTGATAACAGAAGCTTTATTTTTTAGGTAATATTTGTAGTCTTCTCCTGTTTTAAGATATTTTGTATAAAAAATATCATCTAAACCTATATCTTTTTCTATTTGTTTATTAAAAGCTTTTAAAATTTCTGAAGGGTACCCAGGTATATCATCAGGTCCTCCTTTTTTTATATATCTCCCAACCGACAACAATTTGCTTAAAGTGTCATGAGCTTGCTTCATGGTCAATGTTTCATCGGGCCCAAACATATATAGTTTAAGTTTTGAATCAAGCTCTTTAGATACTACGGGGCTGTCAGCAGCATCTTTTAATATTTTATCCGCTGCTTTAGCTATTAAGTTTGTATTAATAGTCCTCCCACCACCTGCTTCAAAAAGTTTTTGATATCTTTTTTTAAACTCTTCCTGGGCTACATCATCAACAGTTTCTAAATTAGTTCGTATTTTTTGACCTAAAACTTTTTCTTGCCCGTTTTTAAATTTTATAACTTCATTAGTTAATTTTCTACCTGCGTCAACTTCAGCTTTTACGGCTGCTTTTCTCGCAGGACTTTGAGATTTTATTATAATTTTGTTTATATAAGAGCCTAACTCCTCAGCTTCCACAGAAGCTGACTTATCATAACTGCTTCTTTTGTGAAAAGGTTTTTCACTAAGTTTAAAATATTCCGCTAAGCTTTCAGCATTATCTTTTTTAAACCCAAGTAAACCTGTATCGTTAACCCCACCAGAAGTTCTTACACCATACTCTGCATTTTGCTCAAAAGATTTTTGAGCTATTAATTTTTCAGGGTCATCCGAAGCTGTAGCAATGGTGTAATGTAATTTATTTTTAATATTCATTTTGTCTTGAGCAGCTCTTATTTTTGCTAAATTTTCTACAGCTAATTGAGTATTTGCATTTTTTACCATTAAACTTTCTATTTCCGAATTATTTAAATAATCAGAAGAATCAGGTGTAGTTTTAAATTTACTACCCACAACTTTATTACTTAATCTTTTAGATGTTCTTCCAGCCCATGAAAGTATAGGCCCTATGGCAAACCCTCCAGCAGTTAATACAGCACTAAATTCACTAAACTTGTCCTCGCCGTATCTTTTCTTAAAAGCACTTATAGCTCCATCTACTGTTTGAGAACCATACAAATAGTCACCTATCATTAGTCTAACCCCATCAGCTACAGGAACTGTAGCCCCTGACGTAATTGAGGCCGCTGCGATTCTACCTGTAAGCTCCGCTGGTGTATAAATAAACGCAACTGTTGATGCCACTAAATCTGGAAGAACCACAATCGCATCTCCTGCAAATCTTGAAAAATCAGACATATCCGCACCTTCTGGATTTATTAAACTCCACTGATCTTTATTAGGATTGTAAAACTCAAGAGCATCTGTTTTAGGTCCTGTTCTAAGCTGAATGTCTTCACCAAATACTTCTTTTAAAGACTTAGCTAAATAAGCTACACCTTGTTCTTCGTTTTCAGCAAAACTTTGAGCTTTTCTTGCTGCAGCCACTTCAGGTTTTGGGTTTACCTCTACGCCAAAACTTTTAGCTATTTCAAATTCATCGTAAGGGTCTTCAAGATCTTCATACCCTACAGGCATAAATTCATCACCTGGTGCAACACCTGGTTTAGCTTGCATTGATGTTCTTTTGTCGTAGGTATCGTTTAAAAAAGATTTAAAGGTAGGTGTAAAGCTTGGATCTACACTTTGTATATATTCTAAAATATCGTTGGTTTTTTGAATATTATCTTTTTCACTAAAACTATCTTTAAATCGACCGTCAGCAAATTTTTCTAAATCTGCTTCTTTAAGATTTTCCATAGAAACTAAAGGGCTTTCTGGGTTAAATTTTTTTACATAATCGTAATAATTATCTCTAGTTACCCCTTCTTCTTTTTGTTCTGTAAAAAAATATTCAGCTAAAGCATCATCACTTTTTGTAGATTCAGGTGCTATTTTTCTAAATTGTTCTAATGTTTTAATTTGGTTAATTTTCATAATAAATTATTTAAGATATTCTTTGTCAACTTCTTTACTTTCACCGCTTTTTTTTGCGTCAGGGAGAGAAATACCTGTTATATCTGGGAATATACCTTTTTGTAAGCTATTTATATGATCAAACAAAGCTAAGTATCTATTAGGCATACCCACTTTTGTACATTGTTCTTTGCCTGAACAATCGTAAGCTCCTTGTAAATCTATTAAGTTACTAGTAGCTAAGTCCATAGAAATTTCCATTAGTGCAGCTTTAAACACTTCTGGGTTAGAACTGCTTCCTATAGCATCTAAAGCCATAGAGATATCTGTAACAGAGAATCTACCACCTTCTTCACGAGCTTTTGCTATTTTATAAGCTAACTCTAAAGTTCTAGACCTTAGTTTTACACTCAGCCCAACAAATATTTTTCTTTGTTTTTCGTCTAAATAACTAGGAAAACCTTTTGAAATTATTGCTTCTCCATTTTCAATTTTTTCTGCTATTCCTTTTTCTTGTGCTTCAAAATCAGCTCTAGTTTGATCATTTCCATAAATACTTCTTTTAACACCTTCATAGAAACTGTCTACATTTATAAGGGTACTACCTAAAACACCACCTTCAGCACCTGCACTAGAAAGATCGTAAGCACGTCTACTAGAAGTTAATAAATTTAAAACACCGTCTCCTTTAATTTCAGCCTTGTCTATTCTTACCTTTTCTAAATCTTGTTCTTTCCTCTTACCTTGCATTTCTAAAGTAAGTTCTAGGTCCCCTTTAGGGTTTAATATTAAACTACCGTACTTTTTAGTAAATTGTCTAACTACATCACCTGTAAACGTATGAGTTTCTCCTTTTGAAAGAAACTTAGTTGGGTCTGAAGGATCTACTACTATCCCATCCTCAGCTACCATAAAACTTTGTGTTTTAGGGCTAGGTTGTTGATATCTACCTTCTGTATCAGCTGCTATTAACGCATAGGGGACAGGCAAAGTCTTCTGTTGAAGAGTGTCATACATCTGCGATGTATTTAAAGCTCCAGTCTTATTAGCCTCTCGATCTTCTTTTCTTTTCTTTAAATCCATTTCTTTCATAGCAAGTATGTTAGTACCAACTGTACTAAGACCTTTACCCGCACTTTCTATAAGACCACTAATACTAGACTGACCTGGTCTCACGGTACCCGTCATTAATTGTGCGGCGATGGGTAATAGTATATTTAACCTTGCTTGATCGGCCGACACAGCAGAACCCTCACCACCAAAACCCATAAAGGTTTCATTACTGGTAGTTTTTTTAGGAGTAGAAGCCTCTTCTAATTTTGTATTCATTGCAGCTAACTGGTCTTGGGAAGGGTTCAATGCAGCCATTATTCCTTGGTTACCTTGTTTATAATCAGACATATCCACATTCCCCATATTACCGCCGACCGCAAATTTAGGTAAGTTTTTAACACCGACTAAATCAAGATACTTTTGTCTAAATAATTTTCTGCTTAATATTTTATCCATATTATCCTGCCATTCCTTTTGCAATTGGATTGAATGCCGCATATGCCGCTAAACCTGTTCCTGCCGCTTGAGCTAATGGGTTAGTTCCGGGAGCCGTGGTTGATGTCACCTGACTCGCTGCGGTTGGTAATGCTGTCATAATTCCTTTTTGGAATTCTAATCTTTGGTAAGGTTCATACGCTCTTGCTAATTGAGTTTGTCGTTGAGCGTCCAAAGCTTGTTGTCCCGCTGCTCTTTGCGACTGTCCTGCTTGTAGTTGTCTTTGTATGTCTTGACCTTGCATGTTTTGTTGTTGTATACCAAAATTACCTAATTGACTTGCTGCTTGTTGTTGCGCACCTACCTGACTGGCTTGTTGTTGCTGTGCCGCTTGTAAAGCAGTCCCGTAATTTTGTTGAGCAGCTTGTCCGATAGCTCCTTGTGTTCTGCCTTGAAGTTCAGCTAACTGAACACCTTCACGCCCACCACCAAATGCTCCCGAACTTACTGCATTAGCGCCTATTGCATTTTGTTGCATTTGCGATTGACGGTTTATTTCATCTGATACAAATTGATTGTAAGGGTTTAAAAAACCACTAACATCAGGAGCTTGCATCGCTGTTGTTTGAGCACCTAGTGCAGAAGCAATACCTTGATTCATAGCAGTTGTTCCAGTCCCTGTCGTTGCCGCACCACGATAAGCTTGTTGTTCTAATTGCGTAGGGGCTGCTGCTTGAAAAGCTGGAATGTTAACAGGTGTTTGGGTAAGTTGTGCGGAGGCATCGTACAAAGCTAATTTACGAGCTTCGATTTCGGGTGCCTCACGACTGAAGGTTGTTTGTGTTTCGGAAGGTGTTGAAGTACTACCCCCGCCACCAAAATAACCTTTTAAATTTGTTTTAGGGTTAAGTTTACCTGCTCCACCGATTGATTTTAACAACTCTATTTCATAAGTGTTGACATGAGCTAGTTCTGTATCTTCGTGTTCACCACAAGATGCAATATCTTTGTGTAGTTTTTCGTATAACCAGATTTTAAATTGTGTTGGCAATAATTTAAAAATCAATCTCATAATAACTTCCAGTTTGTTTAAATTTAATCTCTTCATTTTTAATCACCTTAGACCAGCCTACACGACCGATCACCTCTACTCCTTCACATTCTTTAAATTTAGCATAAGCTATAAAGTATTCTTGCATTTCTTTTAAATTCTTTACAACCTCACCGCCTCCTATAAACAACAACAAATATATAACTTTTGCCGGGTAGTACATTTGTTGTCCCACATAAGCTGACTTTAACTCACCATGTATGTAAACTAAAAACAAATCCATAGTGCCATCTTTAATCAAACAGTACGTTGTTTCCATTGTATGCTTGCCGTTAGATAAGTCACACGCTTTACTTATCCAACCCTTCACGCCTTCCCAACAACTATCTACATCTTCTATCTGTACTTTTTTTATTTTAATCAATTGACTAAATCAAACACACGTTTGAAGCTGTTTTGTTGGCTGTAAAAGAATGCAGCCCCTTTCTTTCTCATTTCCTTCATGTCTTTTGGATCAGCTCCGGCCATAATACCTGCTCCAAGTATTGCATCAGCACGAGATACAAATTCACCGTCAGCTAGTTGAGCCAACATAGTATCCTCATCTTTGTCGCCTACACCTGTGCCGTCTTCCACATACCCAGAGGCTCTAACATAGTTGTTTACATCTTTCTCATCGTGTTCCATTTTACTCGGTAAGTAATTAATACCACCTTCATTGTATTTAGGCATTACACTAACAATTCCGCCCTTGTTGGCATACATCATATTGTTATCATAATTATAAAGATCAGGCATAGCATCATCTTCTTCTGAATAGACCCTAGACGATGTAATACCTTTAAGTTGATTTGTGGCCTTTACTCTTTCAGAAGAAACCATATCTTTGTAGTCTTGACTGTCGTAAAGAGAAGGTTTTTTATCAGGTGTTTTTGGTTGTGCGGCTAAACTAAGTAAGCCTGTACCTACCCCAACTTTATTAGCAGTACTCATGTTTTTAACATAGTTTACAGGATTTTGAAACAAAGAAGGTTTAGGTGTGCCTGAAAGACTTCTTATATCTGCAGCCCTACCTTGAATGCCTTGCGTTAATGTTGATGGGTAAGGGTTGTTAAGATTAACACCCATGCCTTTAGCTAAATCTATTCTTGCTAAACTTCCAGAATCAGCAAGAACTCGTCCTGTATTATGGTCATAAGTTATACTAGGTAAAATACTTGTTGTATCAGGAGCTACAAAAGCAGAAGCTGTATTACCTAAAGTACTTGTCCCCACATTACTAGCAGCAGATAAAGTTTGATCTACCATACCTTGTGGTAGACTACTCAAAGCAGATTGTGAAGCCGCATCTGTGGCTGTTTTAGTCATAGCAAGTTCTTTAGATGCTTGTGAACCAGGACCAAAAATACCCGCCGTAGCACCACCGAAGATGCCTGACATTATTGCTTTTTTTGTTGAAGCCCCTGATAGTTTAGCTATTCCAAAACTAGTTAGACCTGCAATTAACCAAAATGGCATACGACACTCTCCTTATACTTGTTAATACAAGTTTACCCTTATTCTTCAGTGCTATCAACACTCGAAGGCTTCATTTCGTCCCATAAACGACCTGTATACTGGAATTCCCCTACATGGGTAATATAATCCATAATGTAACAGTAGCATTTGCCTCCAGCATTGCGCCATAACCTACAAAAAGCAAAGTCCTCACCTAGAAAACGCTTGTTCTCTTTATCGTAATAAGTGTCAAAGAAGTTATACAGATGCGGTTTTTTTTGCAACCTGCCATCAATAATGTTTTCTTGATGGATCTCCATATCTGGATATTCTTTGATCAAAGTATCAAATACTTCACGCTTTATAAGCATACAACCAGTGGGGGCGTGGGTGACTTCAATAACACCCTTACCTTCTATTTCAATTGCTTCGCTATCTTCTAGCCTTAACGGGTAGCTATTACAATTGACATGAGCTTCGTGGGCCGTGGTTACTTCGCCGTGTATTATTTTTTGAATGAGTCGGTCAAACTTAATATCTTTCAAAGGATAAGGCACAGAGATGACGTCCTTGTCGGCCTCAAGCATACTCCATATGCTGTCGGAGGAAAACGCTATATCCGAGTCTATAAAAAGCATATGTGACATTTCGCTTTGTAAAAAAGAAGCAGTACATAAGTTCCTACCTTGTGTCACTAAAGATGATTTTATCATCTCAAACATAACTTTTACACCTTTTTCCATACAAGCTTTTTGAAACTCTAATAAGCTTTGTGTGTAATGAATCGACACATCTGAGTGTACTGGAGTAGCTACATAGATACCTAATTCTTTTTCTTTATTTAACCATAAGGGTTTACTTGAGTCTGGCATTAAATGCTCCTTCTAGAAATCTAGTCCATTCTATGGATTTTTTATCCCAATGATAAAATCGTTTTATATAATCTTGTTGGACTAAGAGATGCTCTTGAATGTAGTCTTCGTGTAAATGTTGTGTTGCCGACTTAATAGCATAAGCAAAGTTCTCAGCTAGTTTCTCGTAATTGTCAGTATAGTTTACATAAATTGGGAACTCAGCACAGGTCTCATACAAAGCACCGTAGTTAGTGGTGACACAGTATAATCCAGCTGCCATTGCTTCCAGAGCCGAGATACATGAGGTTTCTTCCCAGATACTGGGGTAAGCAAACATGTGGTAATCTTCCATTTTATTTAAAATAAAATCGTTAGGCTGATTCCCAATATAATTAACATTAGGTAACGCTCTCGCTTGATCAAATAATTCTTCCCAGTCTGCATTATTATCTTCTGCAAATTTTTCACCGTAAACCTCACAGTTACTGTATACATCTAATACTATATTCTCATCCTGTAGGTGTTGCATGGCCAATAGTAATACGTTTAAACCACGCCAAGGGGTAGGTTGAAAAACCAATCTGACGGTATCGCCTTGTTTGTATTGTTTTCTTTCCGGAAAGTGAGTAACTCCGTTCTTAATTACATGACACCTTTCAGTCGGTATGTCGTACATCATTCTAAACTTCTCGTAGTTCCAATGAGAGTTGAATACATACCAATCATACTTGCCGTGGTTAGACTTGTCTTCAAAAAAAGGTCTTATGTTGGGTTGGTCGTAACTGTTCTTCTGCCACAAGATGTTTATCTTGTTTTCATCAATAGGGACTTTGCCTGGTATTGAAGTGCATATTTGAAAATGACTAAGTAAATCTAAGTCGACTCGTGCTTGTAAAAAACGGTGTTGTAGTTCAGTTCCGCCTTTTGGCTCACTCATTCGTATCGCCGTGAAGGTCAAGTTGAGGAACAATGATAATTACATCACGTTGAATATCCTCTTCTTTAGTTTCAGTACCTGAACTTGATACATCGGCTTGAGCTAACTCTTCCGACTCGTACACCACGCCAGTTTTGTTATTAGTTATCTTTGTTTTTGTTTCACAATCTATAGTAATAGTCATGGCTGTATTCTAACCATTTTCTTGCGATCTGTCTAATTGAGCGTAAGAAATAATTCCTGATATTTTAGCACCTGTTTCTGCTGTCATTTTAAGAATATCACCTTCTTCCAATACGGTAGTGTTCGTAATAATATCCACCGTGCTGACTGCTGCAATATCCTGATTACCAAACGTATGAGTAGCTGTTGCTGACGTATCGGTTATTTGAGTTGTTAAAGTTACCGCACTACTGTGTATATTAACGGCTTGTATTTGTTTAATTAGCAACCTAGCATCAGCAGGAGCTGTTAAAACTGAAGTAGTCGCAGTATTAGCTAAAGTAAAACCTTGATTTTTATATTGTATTGTCATGATATAAACCAGTTAAAAGTGTCTTGTTCGTTTTTAAAATCTGTTTGAAATGAAAAGTTTAATTGATTCTTTAGAGTGTTTAAAGATTCCAAAAGTTGTCTTTGATTAGAGGCATCATATTCTGGTTTTGGTTCGGGTATAGTTATTGTTATCTTAGCCATTATCTTTTTCCGTCTGGTTGCACGTCTGCTCTAAAAGAACCAAATCTCCAGTTCTCGTCTGTAGCTGTATTTTCTATTTTAAGAGAAGCAAATCTACCACGCACTCGGGTGTCTACTTTTTTAGTTGACGAGGTGACCGTGAAAGGACCTAACAGTGAACTAGCTTCAGTATCTGCTGGAAAGTCTTTTAACTTTATAGTCACTGTAGCGTTGCCAGCTAGTATTTTAAAGTCAGGTATAAACCTTCTTATCTTAATAAAGCTTTCACCTTGCCCACCTCCGGAATCAAAACTAAAGTCGCCCGACTCAATAAACGCATCGATACTGGCTGTAGCATTTCCGTTTTGATCTGCTTCATTTACTCCTTTTTCGTGCTCGAACAAAGTACTTGCACCGAGAGCCGAGGTCGCTCCTTGAATAGTTGGGAATGTAGGTACTCCGGCTGTTGCAAATTCTGACGCAAGAGGGTTATCAAATAAATACTTGTCTATGTAAGTAGTTCTTGCTAATGAGCTAGTTGTCCACGAACCTTCTCGATAATTTAAAGTAACACATCTATCAATAACAGAAGAATCTGCTTTTGCATAAAACCAATTTATTTCAGTAAACAGTGAATTATAATTACAGTAAACCAATTCACCTGTATCATAATTTATACCTAAATCGTCAGGATCAACATCGGTAAATACAAAATCCTCAACTGTACAAGGTAGTCTTTTAACCGTACCGTCAAAAACAAAGAAACCACCGGACTCACCCATCCAGTAAACTGAACCATCAACGTAGACTACTGCATGCTGTCCAATCAAACCACAGTTAGATCCTACTTGTTGTATGTTAAAAGTAAACGGAGGTCCTACAAACTGCATCGTATAAGCAGAAGTATCGGTTAATATAAAAATATAATCTTTTGCTCGTAA